GTTGTGTTGCCACCTGCTGCACCTGTACTACTCCCTGTACCACCTGAACCGATAGAATAAGAAAGAACTTGCCCTGGGGTTACATTAACAACCTCATTAGTGTACCAACCACCTGAACCACCGCCACCTGAACCGTAGTCTGAGCCACCACCGCCACCGCCTCCTGCTCCACACATATCTACAGATAATTTAGTGACATTAGCAGGGACTGTAAACGAACCTGAACCAGTTGTATATGATTGAGAGCTTGTGTCATAAGACCAGTCACCCCACTCAAGTTTTACATAACCAGCAGCACCAGTGCCGCCTCTACCGTCTGAACCACAGTCTGGGCGACCACCACCACCTGTTCCATATCCTGACTGACCTGAGTCGTCACCATATAGACCAACATAACAAGTTGATGAGTGATATCCATTATTTGTACCAAACTTTTCTAATAGAGCGCCATTTATTGATGCACCACCATAACCATACGATTGTGAGAACCCACCTCTTTGCCCTGTATTACCAGTTACACCAGATACTGTTCCACCTGCGCCTTGTACATTGCCTTGGTAAGGGTATTCATAGCCACCTGAGCCACCGTTGCCACCATTTAAGGTGATCGATACACCTGTACCTGTAATAGTAGTTGCAGTACCATTACCACCATAGCCATCTGTCGAGCTCCCAGGGTAGTCTAATAAGTCTCCAGCACCACCAGAACCTACAGTGACAGATAGTGAAGTACCAGGTGTTACTGCTACAAAGGCTTCTTTAACGTAACCTCCGCCGCCTCCACCTTGACCGGCGACAGAATAATACCCGCCGCCTCCACCGCCACCAGCACCACATCCGCTTGCAATTAAATTGTGTACGCCATTTGGTACGGTAAAGGTGTAAGATCCAGAGGTTGTAAATTCTTGAGAACCTGAAACATATACCTGCTTCCAAGAAGTACCTTCAAAAACAGAAATGCTTTCGTTTGATTCCTCCCACGAGCCATCTTTTTTAACATGTAACTCTTGAACAATATCCCAAGAGCTTGAATTTTTAACGTATATAGTCATTAATACCTATACCAAATGTCACCATTAGAGCCGCCACTTGGCGCTGAGGTTGATACTGTTCTATCACCGTAACCATTTTCAGAGGACGTGATCGTTGCTTGTTTACCATTGATCTGGGATTGTATCTCAGAGGTAACATTATCAAGTGTAGCAAATTCTGTTGCTGTAATACCTTTGGCATTTAAGTCTTTGGCATAAGTTAAATCAGCAGTTGTGCCAGCAAAACCGTCAAGCACGTTTAATTCCTCATCGCTTGAGGTTACATTGGCATTAACATTTGGAAAGAATGAAGATAGCATTAGTCCCAAGTTAGTCGTATCTAACGTGCCAATCTCATGCCAAGCATTGTTAGCACCATTTCTGATTTTTAATCTATTAGCTGTTGTGTCTGCCCATATTTGATAAGCGAACATTGTTGAGGGTTCTGCTGTTCCGCTATTTGCTGAAACGATTGCTTGTAGTGTGCCGTTTAAGTCTGCCCTTACAGCCGCACCAGTAGCGTTATCAATTGTGTAGTCTTGTTGTGCCATTTGTTCTCCTAAATTTGCTTCTGATTATAACATTAAATCCTGATAAAAAACGAACAAATCAGGTTGCTGCTTTACCGTATCCAGTAGCCATATAATTCATTGAGCGTTCGATACTGTTCGCTCCGTTAAAAAACTCAATATCAAAACTCGTTGATGTTTCATTTGTCAAACTAAACCAGTCATTACCGTCTGAATTTTGAGATGTAATACCAACACAAGGCACATCTTTAAATGCGTTGTCATAAGTAACCGTTAAACCATCAACTGGCACGGTTATGTTTTGACCACGTTCATTTCTGTCTGGCATATCAATTGTAACTTCAAGCGTTGAGATGTCAATATTCCTTGATGAATCTGTTGAATTGAATATTACACGAAACTCATAAGCCCTTGCGTGATAATCACCAATCATAAGTGGCGACCAAGTTGTCCATGTAGGTGATGATGACGGATCATCACCTGTCGTTCTAATCTGAAGTTGTGCTGATACCCTATCCGAGGGTTCACCATCGAAGTTTGCCCATGTGTCAATATTATCTGCTCTATTATCAACTTCGTCACCTACAATGTAACCTGAGGCAACCATATTTGATGATACACGGGACGTATATACTGCACCTAGATCTAAATCATTGTCAAAGTAATATTCACCGTATGACTCAACTATGGCGCTTGCTGCAACTTCAGTTTCAAAGTATTCGCCAGATGCTTCGGTAGTAAATGAATCGCCATTCTCCATTAATATAAAGTTTGGTGCACCATCTAATCTTAATACAGAACCAGATTTTGTTGTATCTTCTTTCTGACCCGTGAAGGTTGGGTGTTCAGTCAATGTGGATACAACGTTGAAAGACATAAGATTCGGAACTGTCGTAAATGCTTGAGCTTCGTCATCCGAGAAGTTTCCAGCGCTATCAACTGCTTTTGCCATATAGGTACCAGCTAACAGTGGCAATACAACGTTTGTTGCTGTACCTGCTAAGGCCTTACCAATGTCGGTACCGTTTGACCAATTAACCCCCGAGACCATAGGTGTATGTCTAATCCGTATATAACCACCATGAAGAACATCAATATCCGTTGCTCTATCCCATTGTAAATGACACGAGCCATCAATAGCACGAACTGAAAAGCCAGTTATTGATGATGGTGGAGTTGTTAATCCAGCGAATACAATTTTGGATGTTTCGGTCCAACCCGATCTAACCCCTAAGGTATTAATTGCTCTAACCCGGTAATAATAATCACCGGCGGATAAGTTATTTACTTGTGCTGATAGGTTTTTAGTTGATGTTACAAATTCCCAGCCATTTGTGCCGTTCTTATATTCCACATCATATCCAACTACAAAAGCATCAGATGGTGCACCCCAATTTAGATTCGCTCTAACCTGTGCGCCTTGTGATGTGTTAGTTGTATAAAGCTCTTCGCTTGCCGATAATCCTACAGGTTGATCGATTTGTGTAGCATCAGGTAGATTCGTATTTGGTGCCCCATCAGAGACCTGGATAGTTCCATAGTCGTAGACATTAACATCATATTCCATAGCTAAGACCCGAACCTCATCATTATTCTTTAAGGTGATTCGCATAACCCGAAAAGCTTTTCCGTCGGGGAATTCTACGCCATCCCAACCGGGAGTAGCATGTTTGATGTAAATCACATCACCCACTTCACATATTAGTGCCTCGATCGTAGCGGTAAATTCCGTTGTGATCTGTTGTCTTGATTGATTGATGGACATTGTAGTGATCATCTTAGCTCTATCAATGTCGGAGTTAAATGGTAAGTCAATAGTCTTTTCTAAAAGTAAACCATTATCCTGAGTACGTAAAGTCGTATCATCAATGACTGCGATATCTGGTTGCCATTGTCTCTCTTTGTTGTAGAAGTTTGCACGCATTCTATTGAATTGAGAATTTTTATCTCCCAATCGAATGGACCAAGCACCTACGATATTGTCCTCTGAGAACGTAAAATTAGCTGTTTCGGCTTTGTTTATGACTAACTTATATTTACCTCCGGAAAAGATTAAAAAGCCTCTGCACGACGTTAATAGCTTCTTTAGAATGGGTATAGAACCTTCCGAGGTATCCACAATGCCGTTACAAGTATAACGTGCCTTACTGACTCCGCCGATTGTTACGTTTCCATCACAATAATTAGCTGCCGCATTAAATGAAGTATCATCGATTAGAGACGTATCAATGCCTCGACCATAACGAGTATTGGTTAAATAATCACGGATACATAATGCAGGATTGTCACTCCAAGCTGTTGTCGAAGTACGTGGATCATAAACCTTAACCCCTTTTATATCCGCAGTAAAGGTAGGAAGACCCTGGGGGTAAGCATCCTGATCAAATTTTAATCTAACATACAGATATGCTGTGCCTTGTAGTCTATGGTCGGTAGTCCAATCATTTACAGCGCTAACAAGATTGGTATCTGCTGTTTGAGTTGTTGAGCCTGTATGTGTATAGATATCTAAAATTGATACCTCATCTACGTCATCAAATCGCTCATCAGTTGAGATTATATCATTCAAATATACGTTCTCAAACGAGTTAATTTCACCCTCGGACATTGCAATAACGATATGTAGATACTCATTATCTGTGCCAGTAGTTTCGAGTAGGACTCTGGTTCCTCCTACCTTACGCCGTCCATAAACAACTGTTATCGGTGCATTATTTGCAGCCTTATTAACTAAAGCATTTCTTCCTGCAGAACTGAAGTCGGGGATATCTGGTACAAGCATATCCCCTACATAGTCAAATACTACCGCACCAACTATAGCGGCACCAACTACTGCGACTGCACCATATCCAATATAAGCCGCAGCACCCCCTGCTACTACTGCTCCAACTACTGCCATCTTAATACCTCAGTTAGATTGGGTACATCGTTTATTTTTACAATATCAATACCTATATCATCTCTAACAATAGCTACAGTTGATCCTAAGCATACAGCCACTGATCGCCAGTACTTTTCATGTGCCAATCTTTGTTCCATAATAATTATGTCCCCGGTTTGAATATGATTCAATTCTATCACGATACAGCCTTTATCTTTCAGTTGTTCGGATATATCACCATTCTTTCTTGCGTATTTCCATGCAGATTTTTGATCATGCCATTTGTTAATATATTCGTCTCTCAAAGATGTTCCATACATAACATCAATCGCCCCCGCTACGAATAAGGGGCAATCATTAACCCCAAACTCAAACGGTTTACCAATACATTCTTGAACATAATTATGTAGACCGATCTCAGACCGGGGATTCATTCTCTGCCCCAAGGTACATCCCTAACAATTTCAGAAGCAAATTCAAAGCCTCTGTCCCCTGGGAAATGTATCTGAGTTTCTTCATGATTAGTATGTCTGCCAGTCTTGCGACTAAAGTCTACCCAACTATTCGTAGCACTAACACTAACCGAAGATTTTCCGCTATCAGGATCTTCTTGAATCGTTGGTGTATCCATACGACCTTCAAAGATTAATATCGGGCTAATGATTAGATCTTGAGAATCATCTAGGAATGCTGTATAGATCTTAACAGTTCGATCGATGTAAGCTTTCTTTAATACCTTGGAGACCCAGATCTGGTCAATACCGCCTAAAGATAATGTAATACTTGAAACAACTACCTCGGATGATTCTTCAATGTCGCTGAAGCCCATGAAATGACCTACAGGCAAATAATCGTTACTATCAAAGGTAATTCCCTTGTAAGAATCCGTCATGTAAACTGTTTCATCGTCAAAATAAACTTGGACCAAATGTATTGGTCTATTTTGATCTTTAGCAACCTCGGTTTGAAATGCTGAGGTAGATCCTCTATCCATTATAGTACCTCAACTAATTTAATTGAGAATCCAATCAGTTGATTTGTACCTACACTCATTGCTTGTTTATCACTTGTAAATGCCATAGTAAACGGAACGTCATTGTAAGTAACTGCTTCATTGTTTGCCACGTCATTAGTTAATGGCGGTTCAAGATATAAGGTTGTTGTACTATCTGCGGTTAATGTGTAAACTTTATCGTGTCCAGCAAATTTAACAAAATCACCAGCTTTTAAAGTGCCAGTTAAGCCATCACAAGTAATAGATGAATCACCAGAAGAAGAAGCGCCATTAGCGAGTAATGTACCCGTTGCTGTACCGCTTGAATCTTTATATATTGGTGGTTTATAAGTAAAGGTATTATATTGTCCTTGCTGGGCATTAGCGAACGCCCATAAAGGTGCAAAATCACTTCTTGTCATTGCTGGGTATTTAGCATCAATTAACCATCTTTGACCCCCACGAGAACGTGCTTGTCTTTTTAATGAATGGGTAACACTCGTAA